TGATCGACACTAGGGAGCAGCAACCATTAGAGTTCAATAAATCCACAATTTTAAAGTTAGACTTTGGAGATTACACTTTGGGTGGAGATGATTTTGCCAATACATTTGTAGATAGAAAAAGCGCTGGCGATTTTTTATCAACCTTTGGAGGGCAAGTAGATAGGTTTAGAAGAGAGATGCAAAGATGTGTCGAGTTAGATAGTTATATGTATATTGTTGTTGAGAAGTCCTTGGCAGCAATAGAGAAGGAGGCTATGTTCACAAAAGGGAGAAGAGTTTCTAAACTAGGATGGGTTTTCTCTAACTTAATTTCTGTCCAACACGAGTTCGCGGGTCATTGCCAATTTGTATTTACAGACAGTAGGAGCCATAGTGAAGAAATTATACCTAAACTTTTAAGTCTGGGCAAAAAGCTTTGGGACGTAGACGTGCAATATTTTTTAGACAAGGAGGAAAGATGAGTTGGGATATAGGAAATCAAAAGCCTTTAAAGAGGGAGCCAGTTAATAATCAAGTTATGGGTCTTGAGGGTTATCTTGAGGACACTAAAGCGAAAATTTGGTTGTATAAATTTTTAAAGGAAAATGTAACCTTTACTACTGAATTGCTTACTGGCATCGAGCTATTCCCATTTCAGCACATGGCGGTTAAAGCAATGATGGAGAACGATTACTTTTTGGGTATCTGGTCTCGTGGTATGTCTAAGTCTTTCTCTACTGGTATTTTCGCATTGCTAGACGCAATGATGAACCAAGGTGTACATATTGGAATCATTTCAAAATCGTTTCGTCAATCTAAGATGATCTTTCGTAAAATAGAAGATATATCACAAGACCCTAAAGCTGAACTGTTTAGACAGTGTATAGGCAAGGTAAGCAAGTCTAATGATGAATGGTCAATGCAAATTGGTAAGAGCCGCATTACTGCCTTGCCGCTTGGTGACGGAGAAAAGCTTCGTGGTTTTCGTTTCCAGCGTATTATTATTGATGAGCTTCTACTTATGCCAGAAAAAGTTTTGAACGAAGTTATTATGCCGTTCCTAGCTGTTGTGGAAAACCCCACAGAACGTCAAAAAATTAAAGATGCAGAAGACGCAATGATTGAGGCTGGCAAGATGACAGAAGAGGAAAGAACCGAATGGCCATCTAATAAAATGATTGGTTTGTCGTCAGCATCATACAAGTTTGAATATCTCTACAAAATGTATCAAGCCTATGAGAACATGATCTTTAACCCTGGAGCAAAAAATCAAGGCAGAAGATGCATTATGCAGTTTAGTTATGATTGCGCCCCAAAAGCCCTATATGATGAAAACTTAATATCTCAAGCAAGAGGAACAATGAGTCAGTCGCAAATCGACCGAGAGTTTAATGCTCAATTTACCGATGACAGTGCTGGCTATTTTAAGATTAGTAAGATGGCTGAATGCACTATTGAGGATGGGGAATCACCTGCTGTAGAAGTGGCTGGCGATCCAGACGCAGAGTATATAATGGCGTTTGACCCCTCTTGGTCTGAGTCAGAAACTTCTGATGATTTTGCTATACAAGTTATAAAGCTCATGCCAGAAAAAAAGAAAGGTGTCGTTGTCCACAGTTATGCACTTCCTGGGACAAACCTAAAAAAACATATGACTTATTTTAAATATCTTTTAGATAGTTTTAATATTATTATGATTGTAGGAGACTACAATGGAGGCGTGCAGTTTATAAACTCTTGCAACGAAAGCGATATGTTTAAAAAAGAAAAGTTAGAAATAGGGGTTTTTGATCCAAAACTAGATAATCCACACGATTATGAGAAAGACTTGAGGGACGCCAGAAGCAGTTATAATAAAAGTAGTAATGTTATATGTATCTTAAGAAAGCCAGTTTCCAACTGGATTAGAAGCGCAAATGAAATGTTGCAAACAGCTTTTGATAGAAAGAGGTTATATTTTGCTGCGACCGCTATGGATGATAATTATTCTTTGCAAAAAGCAAAAAAGATTCCGATCAAGGAATTAAAGTTTTCAAAGTATGAAGACGAAAAGAATGTTGGGGCAAAGATGATTGACTTCATTGAACATCAAAAGGATATGATAGACTTAACGAAAGCTGAATGTGCACTTATACAAGTAACTTCGTCTGCTGGAGGCACTCAAAGTTTTGATCTTCCCAGCAATTTAAAAAGACAGAAGGGCGTAGATAGACCTAGAAAAGACTCCTATTCCGCTATTGTACTAGGCAATTGGGGTATGAATATTTATTACGATATGATGAATATTCCCGAAGAAGCTAACCATGGATTTACTCCGATGTTTATTTAAAAAGTTCGAAAAGTGACTTTTAAAAAGTGTAACTAACTTTATAATAGCTATGCCGATACCGAAACCAGGAAAAAAGGAAGAACAAAAACAATTCATGTCTCGTTGCTTGGGCGACAAGGTGATGAAAGAAGAATTTAAAGACATCAATCAGAGAATTGCGGTATGCATAACATCATTTAAAGAAAAGGACAAAAAAGATGGCTAAAAGAAAATATACGAAAAAATCTAATTATTGGAATAAATTTCAAAAGGTTGCGCCACAATCATCGCAAGCACAAGAGATTGCCGAACCAGCAACTGCTGGCGAGTCCTATCATACTTCCCTGGGGTCGTACAGCCGATCTGGTTCTGTGAGCAATCTATCATCATCAAACACATCCACAAGAATAAACAGATCTTCTGTTACGGCCCCGCTTAATAAGTTTAGTCAAATTCGTAGCGGGTTACTTCCTTACGAGATTTCTGGCGATGGAATTAACGTAAGAGAGGCTATTGAACTCTGTCAAAAGGCTTATGCAAATGTTCCGATTTTTAGAAACACGATTGATATGATGTCAGAGTTCGCTAATGCGGAGGTTTATTTGGAGGGCGGAAACGCAACATCCAGAGAATTCTTCATGAAACTTTTTGACAGAATCAAACTGTGGGATTTGAAAGACCAATATTTTAGAGAATACTACAGAAGCGGAAACATCTTTCTATATAGACTTGATGGAAAGTTTGACCTTAATGACTTCAAGAAGTTTTCTAAAATTGTAGAGGGGACCCCGAAAGAAAATAAATTTCCGCTTAAGTACATTGTTTTAAATCCTTTTGAGATTGTTGCCAAGCGCAGTACTGTTTTTAGCACAAAGGATGGAGCGTATGCCAAAATTCTTTCTGAGTTTGATATGGAAAGACTTGCCAACCCTAAAAATGATTACGACAGGGCTGTGTTTGAGGCGTTGGATCCAGAAGATCAAAAATTAATTGAAGATGGCGCTTATTTTAAAGATGGTCTTAAAATTAACCTAGACAACGAAAGACTGGCATACAGCTTCTACAAAAAACAAGATTATGAACCGTTTTCTATTCCGTTTGGCTACCCTGTGCTTGAGGATATTAATGCCAAGATGGAAATGAAAAAAATGGATCAGGCGATAATGAGAACCGTAGAAAATGTAATTCTCATGATCACAATGGGAGCAGAACCAGATAAGGGCGGAATTAATGCAAACAATGTCAAGGCCATGCAAAAACTTTTCCAAAACGAATCGGTTGGTCGTGTTCTTGTTTCTGATTACACAACAAAGGCAGATTTTGTCATACCAGACATTAACAAGGTTGTTGGCCCAGGAAAATATGAAGTCATTAATAAAGATATTAAAGAAGGATTACAAAACATTATTCTTAATGAAGACAAATATAGTGGCGCACAAATCAAAGCTCGCGTTTTCCTTGATAGACTTAAGGAAGCTCGTGAGGCATTTATCCATGATTTTCTTCAGCCAGAAATACGTCGAATTGCCAAAGACTTAGGTTTTAGACAATATCCAACTGTTAAATTTAAAGATATTGACCTTCGTGACGAAACCCAACTTATGCGTGTGGCGACAAGGCTTATGGAGTTGGGCGTTATGACCGCAGAACAAGGTATGGATTTATTTCACACTGGAAGGTTTCCCCTTGCTGAAGAGCTAGAAGGAGCGCAAGAAAAGTTCGTGGAGCAAAGAGAAAAAGGTTACTTTAATCCAGTAGTTGGAGGAGTTCCGATGATTGAACCCGATGAAGAATCCAACGAGCAAAAAAAGAAGCCAGATGGT